GCGGCGGCGACGGCACGATCGTTTTGCGCCATTTCTTGAACAAGGATGAATTTTACGGCAAAGGCAGACTGTTCTCGCAGATCACGGTCAAGCCCGGCTGCTCGATCGGTTACCATGAGCACCACGGCGAAAGCGAGATCTTCGCCGTCATCAGCGGCAACGGCCTGTTTAACGACAACGGCGAGGAAATGCCGGTGGCGGCGGGCGACGTTCTGGTGACTTCGAGCGGCAAGGGCCACGCGATCGCGTGCGTCGGCAGTTGCCCGCTGGAACTGGTCGCGCTGATCATTTACGAATAAGTCCAAACGATAGAACGGTACAGGAGGCGGTTTCGTGGCAGCGGTCGTGCGGAACGACTTTTCCAAGGGCAGTATTACCGGGACGATTTTTCGGTTAGCGCTGCCCATGATCGGCGCACAGCTGATCAACGTGCTCTACAATATCGTCGACCGCATTTTTATCGGCCGCATGGAAGATGTCGGCCGCGACGCGCTGACGGGCGTAGGCGTGACCTTTCCGATCTTAATGATCGTCTCTGCCTTTACCGCGCTCTGCGGTCAGGGCGGTGCGCCGCTCTGTTCGATCGCGCGCGGTGAGGGTGATACCGACCGCGCCGAGCGCATCATGGGCAATTCGTTTTCGATGCTTCTCGTCGCCGGCGTTTTGGTGACGGTTTTGGGTCTGATCTTCAAAAAGCCGATCCTCTACGCCTTTGGCGCGAGCGATGCGACGTACGGCTATGCCAATTCGTACATCACGATCTATCTCCTCGGCAGCCTGTTCGTGATGATCGGGCTGGGGATGAACGCCTATATCAACTCGCAGGGCTTTACCACGGTGGGGATGTGCAGCGTTCTGATCGGTGCGGTTTTAAACATCGCGCTCGATCCGCTGTTTATCTTCGTTTTCGACTGGGGCGTTGCCGGTGCCGCGTGGGCAACCGTGTTGGCGCAGGCGGTTTCGGCGGTCTGGGTGCTCCTGTTTCTGACGGGTAAGCGGACGATTTTAAAGCTGCGCGTGCGGTCGATGGTGCTCCGGTGGCAGATCGTGCGGCGGATTCTGGCGTTGGGGCTGACCGGGTTTGTGATGAAGCTGACGAATTCGGCCGTGCAGATCAGCTGCAACGCGATGCTGCAGACCCACGGCGGCGACCTCTACGTCGGCGTGATGACCGTGATCAACTCGATCCGCGATATGCTGATGATGCCGGTGAGCGGGTTGTCGAGCGGGTCGGAGCCGTTTATCAGCTATAACTACGGCGCAAAGCACTACGACCGTGTGAAGAAGGGTCTGCTCGTGATGATGGTCAGCTGCATGATCTATTCGACGCTGGCGTGGATCTTCGTGGAATCGCTGCCGGCGATGCTGATCCGCATCTTTAACGACGAAGCGGCGCTGGTTGAGGTCGGCGTGCCGTCGATGCGCATCTATTTTGCCGCGTACCTGCTGATGAGCCTGCAGATGGCGGGGCAGTCGGGATTTGTGGCGCTGAACAAAGCCAAACAGGCGGTATTTTTCTCGCTGCTCAGAAAGGCGATCATCGTGGTACCGCTGGTGCTCGTGCTGCCGCAGATCGGCGGATTGGGGACGGACGGCGTGTTTCTCGCCGAGCCGATCTCGGACGTTCTGGGGGCGACGACCTGCTTTGTCACGTTTATGCTGACGGTGTGGCGTAAGTTGGGGAAAGAAGAAAAAACGGTATAAACTACGCGAAAGAATCATAAAAAGGCTGTTTTGCAGAAATGCAGAACAGCCTTTTTTGTGTGCAAATGCCGAATGAGACGCGATAAATCCGTGAGAAAACGATGCGGATCATCGGAGAAAAATGCGGTAAGACTTTTCGGTGCGGTGTGTGCTACAATATCGGTGCGTTCGGGGAACATCCCTAAAACTTACGTTTACGCAAATTGGAGCGGTGGGTTTCCGGGAAACCGGAGCTGGTCAGAGCCGCACCGCGCAGAAAGGAGAGGACAAAATGAAACTATCATACCCGAGCGGGTCAAGCGCCGCGCGGCACAAAACCGTCTACCACACGTTTCGCGGCGTCGATCTTTCGACCGATCCGGCACTTGTGGACACCACGCGCAGCCCCGATGCCCCGAATCTGATCTCGGATACGGGCGGTTATCCCGAAAAGAGGCTTGGTTGGAAAACCTTGGTGCAGCAGGTTGGTCGGCAAAGCGTGAATGGGCTGTACCGGCTGGTTTCGGCAAGTGGAGAGGCCCGCGTGGCGCACATCGGGACGACTCTTTATCGGTGGGGCGATACGGAGCTTTCGGTTTTGAGAGAGGGCGTTGCGGATCAGAGGAGTTCGGCGTTTGAGTGCGCCGGGAAGCTGTGGATTTTGACTGGTGGCGAATACCTCGTTTACGACGGTGAGACGATCAAAGCGGCGGCAGAAGATGCCTATGCGCCGATCACATCGATCTCGAATCCTCCGGCAGGCGGCGGTGTCGCATTCGAGGCGGCAAACCTCCTGACGAACAAACGGAGGAATTTGTTTACCGCAGACGGCACGGCAAAGACCTATCAGCTCGACTTTGCGCCAATCACGGCGGTGCTGGCGGTCACGCAAGACGGTACGGCGGTGACGAGCGGGTACAGCGTCGATTTGACCAAAGGCACGGTGACGTTTTCGACCGCGCCGAGTAAACCCGCGATCACAGGCGAGGACAACATCGAGATTTTGTTTTCGGTCGGCACGGAAGGATACAGCGAGGCGATCAACGGCTGCCGTTTTGCCGGGATGTTTGGCTTTGGCGGCGATACCGGCGAGCGCGTTTTCTTCTCCGGCAACCCGAAATATCCCAACGTCGACTGGCGTTGCGAGGTGCATTCCCCGGATTATCAGGTCGACCCGTCGTATATCCCCGACACGAGCTTTGCTTATATCGGCAGCGACGCGAACGCGATCATGGGATATCGGAGAGTGGGCGACAAACAGGCGATCATCAAGGCGGCCAACGACGCCGACGCGACAATTTTCTTCCGCTCGGCGGGGTTGGATGCTGAAGGCGAGGCGATTTTCAGCTTGGCGCAGGGTGTTGCCGGTGCAGGGGCGGTTTCGCCATGGAGCATTGCAAATTTGGGCGACGAGAGCTTATTTTTGAGCGCAAACGGCATTTTCGGCATCGCGTCGCAGACCTATACCTCGCAGTATTGCCTGCAAAACAGGAGCTATTTTGTCGATGCAAAGCTCACGAAAGAGGGAAATCTCGCAGAGGCCGTTGCGGTCGAATGGGACGGGCGGTATTTGCTGGCGGTCAATGGCCGCTGCTATGTGCTCGACGGCAAGCAGAACAAAAGCTACAAGCCGCAGAGCTTGGGCGACTACATTTACGAGTGCGGCTACTGGACGAATATTCCGGCACGGTGCTGGCTGGAGGTCGACGGTGCGCTGTATTTCGGCACGGCTGACGGCAGAATCTGCAAATTCCGCACGGACGAGGACGGCATGAGCCGATTCGCCGACGACGATATGCCGATTGCCGCAAGCTGGGCCACAAAGGCCGACGATGACGGCGATTTCGCGCTTTTAAAGTCGATTCCCATGCGCGGTTCGGCGGTGATGGTCAAGCCATACACACAGAGCTCGGCAAAAATCACGATCCGCACGGAGCGCGACTTTGGCAAGGAGATCCGCACGACGGAGACCGGGCGATTTGACTTTTCGGAGATCAATTTCGATAACTTCACGTTTTCTACGAGCGATTCGCCCGAGGTCGTGATGATAAACCGGAAGATCAAGCGGTACAAAACGTGTCAGATCATCGTGGCAAACGATGCAATTCATGAGGGGTTCGGCGTTTACGGCATCATCAAGCGGTTTACGACCGGGCACTACGCGAGATAAAGGAGATGGTACACATGGCTTTGGATACACATAAAATCAAATCTTCGGACTATGAGGGCAAAGACATTGCCGCGCTGCCAACTAGACCGACCATTTCCGCAGCAGAACTGCAGGCAGCGTTTGACAGGCTCGTCAAAGAGGTTGTTGTGCCGAAATTCAACGCGCTGATTGAAGAATTGGCCGGAAGCCTCGGCGCGGATGCGGTTGGCAAGACGATTTCGGGCATGAGCGGACAGAGCGCGGGTGCGCTGTTGGAAGAACTGGCGGCAAAAAAAGCGCCACTGGAAAGCCCGGGTCTGACCGGCACACCGACGGCACCAACGCCGGATACGAACGCAAACACCGCACAGCTTGCGACCACGGCCTTTGTTCAGGCGGTTGCAAGGGAGCTTGTTTTGAACACCGGCGCGGCAGATATGACCAAGGCGGTTTACGACCCGCAGGGAAAAAACACGGATGTTTTCGCGTTTGCCGAAGAAGCGGCGCGGCACTCGGTGCTGGTAGTGAACTTGTCGACGGGAGATTGGGTTGAGCTTGCCGACGGGAACTACATGCAGACCGTGACAGCGGCAGATGCTGAACCGACCGATTATTCGTACATTGTCGCACCGGCGCCGGAAAGCCATGCGGCTTACGGTTTGGCGGGGATTTACATGGGTAATGTGGAAAGCGGGAAATTCACATTCTACGCAACTACAAAGCCGGAGACGGCAGTTTTGGTAAACATGATGAAGATCCACACAACCGGAGAGGAGGCATAGCCGATGGCAGTCTTTAATTTATCCGGCGGCGGTGTTGCAAGCAAAGAACTGGTGCCGGAGAACATTCGCGACGGCGTGACGATCGGCAATGTGACAGGTACACTTCCCCCGACCGTGGTGCTGACAAAAGCGGAGTATAACGCACTCGCAGAAAAGGACGGCAACACGCTGTATTTGGTGGTTGCATGACGAAACTGGATTTTTCGGGCGTGAAAGATGCGCGCGTGGGCGAACGCGAGGTACAACGCATTTATCGCGGCGATACAAAGGTTTGGAACAAGTATTGTTGGGAAAAGTGGGGTTGTACTCGTGTGACCATATATTCGTTAAGCGGTGAGTTCACCGGAGAGACGGTTGAGTGGATCAATCCGGACAGAATCGTATATGGCAGAACTTTGTATTCAAAACGAACAACGTATGCGGCGGCCGGCTATTACCGGTTTTCTAACAACATGCCAAACAGTAACTTCACTATGACCGAATTGTACGATCTGGGATACAGATATCTTACAGAAAACGAACAAGTCAATGTCGGCGAAACGTATCTGCGGTTGAGCGGGATTTCATACCGGGAAGACGGAACGAAAATCATGAATATTAAACAGTACGAAGTCAAACAGGAAAAAACGGTCGGCGACTATACCAAGGGCTCAAAATCATACGGCGTCGTAGAAGGATACTCGGGCGATTACCCCGACAACGGGCGGCACTCTGACGGATACTGGTATGTGCGCGTTGATCCTGTTGGGGTGAAGGAGGGATAAGATGACTGGCAAAGAAGCATTGACGATGGCGGCGAATATCGTGCACGAAACTGATCTTTCGCCCTATCTTGAAACGGCGAAAACGTGGATCAACGTGATTTTGGGCGAGCTTTACGATATCGCCAACCGCCGCAGAGAGTGGCGCGGAGAAATGGCGTTTTACAGTTTGCCGCAGATTGAGGATCTGGAAGACGATCTCCCGTACGATGAAGAGATGAACGTGCGGGTGCTCGTCAAGGGATTGGTTGCGCGGCTCTTCTCGGAGGACTGCGACAACGCACAGCTGACGATGTACCGCCAAGAATACGAACTGGCTGCGCGTGAACTCGACCGCGCAGTGGTAAGGATCATCACGGAAGGAGGCAAGGCGCATGAATCGTTTGCGGCTTTTGGTATCTGATACACAGATGCGCATGGAAAAGAGTGCGCTTTCGGTCGAAAAATGCGTGAACTTTGACGAAGCGGAGTTTGTGTTTGATGCCACATGGGACGGCATGGATAAGCTCGCGGTTTTTTGGCGCGGGGATGAGGTGTATCAGATTCCGCTGATGGAACCGAATGTGTGCTTGATTCCGTGGGAGCTGATGAGGACGAAAGGGACAATTCAGATCGGCTGCATCGGCACAAAGCCGGACGGCACGGTGGTTGCCACCAAAACGCCAGTCACGCAGTCGGTCGCTGCTGGGGCATGGCGCGAAGGAACTGCGCCGAAAGAGCCGACACCGAGCCTATATGCCCAACTGTCCGGCATTGTTTCGGAGTATATCGCGCAAGTCGACGAGGTTTACACGGCGTATCAAAGTGGTGCGCTCAAGGGTGCGGACGGTGCGCCCGGTGAAAAGGGCGAGAAAGGCGACAAGGGCGACCGAGGAGAGCGCGGCGAACAGGGGTTGCAAGGCGAACGCGGTGCAACGGGGCCGCAGGGCGAGAAGGGGGCAGATGGCGCACCCGGTGCGAAAGGCGATCCCGGTGAACGTGGTGCAGATGGTGCACCGGGCAAAGATGGCGCACCCGGTGCGAAGGGCGATAAAGGTGATAAGGGAGACAAGGGCGAGACCGGTGCACCGGGGCCGCAGGGCCCAGCATACACACTGACAGAAACGGACAAATCTGCAATTACCACAGCGGTTTTGGCTGCACAGACTAAAGAAACGTGGACGTTTGAGCTGGAGGACGGTTCTGTCGTGACGAAAACGGTGGTGGTTGGATGAATTTCGCGGCGGTAAAATCTGTGGAAATTCCGGATGGCTGTGTGGCGAAGATTTGCTCCGGCGATACCGTTTTGTGGAGTGCGGGGATTCTGCCGAGCGCTTATCAAGCTGTAGAATGGATCGGCACCGACGGCAACGCATATTTTGTATCGAATTTTTCGATCAATCATCTGTCGAAATTTACACTCTATTATACCTACAGCAGCCCGAGCAACGGCGTGCATATGTTTGGTGCGAACGGGCCTGACGGATATGGTGTCAATGCTCCGAGATTTTTGCACAGACATGGGGCGTTGGTTTTTAACAAGAATACGACTGGCGGCAATGTTTTTCTGTTCAGCTTTGCACACGATAACACTTGGCATACCTATGAAATACGGTGTGAACATCAGGGGAACATCAATGCCCACAAGGACGGCAGTTTTTTGGCGGAAAGCACCTTTGTCAACGCCAATGTGTTTTACCCGTTTGGCGTGTTCTGTAACAATTATAACCGTGCGCCGGCGAGTTACAAGGCAGTCAGCGGAAGCAAAATCAAAGAACTGCGGTTTGTGGATGAAACAACGGGGAAAGATGTATTTAACCCGGTGCCGTGTTATCGGAAGCGTGACGGTGTGATTGGTATGTTCGACGTGGTTTCAAAAGCATTCTTTACCAATGCCGGTACCGGCAGTTTTACGAAAGGAGCGGACGTATGATTTCTGTTTGGCATTTGCTTTGGATTGTGCCAGCTGCGGCGAGTTTCGGCTTTTTGGTCGCGGCGCTTTTGGCAGTCGGAAAGGATCGTGAGAGACTGTGACGGATTGGATCACGCCGCTGTTGTCGGCGATGATACCGAGTCTGGTCTGTGGGATTTTGCTCGCGCTGTTTGGCCGCCGTCAATCTCGCAAGGATGCGGCGGTCGAGCAGAGAGCGGCGGCGCGAAAAAAAGAGAGCTTACTTTCGCTGGAAATGAACATGGCGAGCGCAAAGCTCTCTTATGCGATTGCGATGGCGATCAAGCGCGGCACGCCCAACGGCGAGGTGGAGGAAGGTGTGGAGGCTTACGAGGCCGCCAAACACAAATATCTTGCCTTCCTGAACGAACAGGCGACGGCGCATCTGGCAGACATTTGAAACGAGACACGAAAGGAGGTGGAAGGGGATGGCAGAAAACCGAAAGCCTGCCGGCCTGACGCGCAAACGGAAGCTGGCGGAGGCGTATTTTGCGCAGTGCGACACGGAAGAAAGGACTGTGAGCATCGGTGGATTCTGCAGAGCGCTGGAGATCACGCTGGAAACGCTGCGGGAGTGGTCGGACGCGCGGTGGAAAGATGGAAAAACAGCCAAACAGCTGGTATTTCTGGATCGCTTCTGGACGCGCTATTTCGCGGCAGCAGAGACTGACCTGGATGGGAAAGACACACAGACTGCGGCGAAAATCAAACTGGAACGGCTGATGCCGTTGTTTGTCGGCAGTGCGCCGGACACAGGAGAAAATGCGATTTCTGTGCGGTTTGATGAGCGGATCGAACCCTACAGCCGATGACGGAATTTGTGATGGAAGCGCCGAACAAGCGGCAGCAGCGATTTTTTGCGGCTGATGCGCGTTACGTTGCCTACGGCGGTGCGAGGGGCGGCGGAAAATCGTGGGCAGTGCGTCGCAAAGCGGCCTTGCTCGCGCTGCGCTATCCCGGTGCGCGGATTTTGCTGGTTCGGCGGACGCTGCCGGAGCTGAAGGAAAACCACGTGCGCCCGCTGATGGCGGAGCTGGGCGGGATCGCGCAGTACCGGGAAAACGACCACAGCTTTTCGTTTCCCAACGGTAGCCTGATCAAATTGGGCTTCTGCGCGAGCGAAAGCGACGTTTTGCAATATCAGGGGCAGGAATACGATTTTCTCTTCATCGATGAGGCGACGCAGCTGACGGAATACCAGTTTATGTGGATTGCATCCTGCTGCCGTGGGGTCAATGAAATCCCCAAACGCATCTACCTCACCTGCAATCCCGGCGGTGTGGGACACGCCTGGGTCAAGCGGCTGTTCATCGACTGCGACTACCGCCCGGGAGAGCGGGCAGAGGACTACGTATTCATTCCGGCCAAAGCCGGGGACAACGCTGCCCTGCGCGAGAAAGACCCCGGTTACCTCGCCTGGCTCGACAGTCTCCCTGACGGCCAGCGCGAAGCGTGGCGCGACGGCGACTGGGATGCGTTTTTGGGACAGTATTTTTCGGAATTTCGCCACGATATCCATGTGGTTGAGCCGTTTGTCATTCCCAAGGGATGGCGGCGGTATGTCAGTATGGACTACGGACTGGATATGTGCGCCGTGTTGTGGATCGCGGTGGCGCCGAACGGCCGAAATTACGTCTACAAGGAGATCCACCGGAAGGATCTGACGATCTCGGATGCGGCTGCGGAAATTCTGCGCGTCAACAACGGCGAGGAGATCTACGAGTTTTTAGCGCCGCCGGATCTCTGGAGCCGCCAACGCGAAACCGGCCGCACCACCGCTGAAATCTTTTCGGAAGCCGGACTGTTTCTGACCAAAACGAGCAACAACCGCACGGCCGGGTGGCTGGCGGTCAAGGAGGAATTGAAGCTCAGAACGTGGGAGGACAGCCGCAAGGCACCGCGCCTGCAAATTTTTGCCAATTGCCGGCATCTGATCAAAAATCTGCCGCTTTTGCGGCACGATGAGCGCGACCCGACCGACTGCGCGACCGAACCGCACGAGATCACGCATGCGCCGGATGCACTGCGCGGCTTCTGCATCTACCGTACCTCTGCCGCCGTCGGAGAAAAAACGCACAGCTACGTTTTTTCGGCGGAGAGGTCGCGGACGACGGCCGCGGCGCAGATCGGATACGGCCAGAAACAACATACAATTTGAGAGAAAGGAGAACGATATGGAACTGACAGATTATATTCGCCCCGAGCTTTTGAGTCTGGTTCCCATGCTGATGGTGGTCGGCCGATTGCTGAAGGCTGCGGCATTTTTCAGCAACCGTCTGATCCC